AATCAACATTAAACATAGAGTAACATGGAATTAATAAAATACATACTCCCATTTCTTATGATCGTGGAGTCTAATAATGATCCCTATGCGATTGGCAAAAACGAAGATTTGGGAATACTGCAGATCACACCCATTGTAGTAGAGGACGTGAATCGACTATATGGCACTTGTTATGAGCATAGAGACTGTTTTGACCATGACATAAGCGTAGACATCGCTACGAAGTATTTAACCACGTATGGCGCACGATATGAGCAATTAGAGGTGAAGCGTGTGACGTTAGAGGTACTGGCTAAAATATTTCATGGCGGCCCTCGTGGTTATCTTAAACCACACACAGAAGCCTATTGGCAGAAAGTGAAAACACAAATAGAATTATCTAATCAACAAAACATAAAGTAAGATGAGTAACACAATAGTAATAGATGAAGATTACCGTATCGAAGTAGATGCGATGAATACCATGCTCAAATATGAGAAAGTGAGGTATGATGAAGTAAAAAAGAAAAATGTGACTAGCAAAGATCACTGGTACTATCAGAGCGTAAATCAAGCACTAAAGAAGTACTGTGACTTGAAGATTGGTGATAGTGATAGTATCGAGGAAGTGATATCAAAGATCGAAGAATTACACACCAAAGTTGATAGTTTGAAGATTTAATAATACTTTTGAAGCATAATTGTACGGTCTAACATTTAGTGCAATTCAAGAAAATAAAGCTCAGTTGAGTATCGAGAAGTTAGACCCTTGATATCTTGATTGGGCTTTTCTTTTTTATATCAATGAGTAAAAAGAAAGAAATACCTTCTTATTACGCCATAATCCCTGCTAATGTACGTTACGATAGTAATCTAAAGGCTAATGAGAAACTGATGTTTGCAGAGATCACTGCCTTGTGTAATAAGAATGGTTATTGCCACGCAAGCAACAACTACTTCGCAGAATTGTATGGTGTAAGTAAGGAAACAGTTAGTAGGTGGATAAGGAATTTATCTAAAAATGGGTATGTAAACATTAAGCTAATATACGCTGAGGGTACTAATCAAATAATCAATAGGTATGTGCAAATAAATCAATACCCTATTGACGAAAAGATCAATACCCCTATTGACGAAAAGATCAAAGGTAATAGTACAAGTATTAATAATACAAGTATTAATAAGCAAATTGGGAATTTGCAATCATCTCAATCACAATTAGACTTACCCTTACAAACAAAAAAAGAAGAAAAGAAAAAGAGTTCCGAGCAAAAAGAAAAGAGCTTCAAGCAGTGGAGCGAATCGGATTTCAAGGATAAGCTATCTGTGTTTTTGGATAAGTACGGCAAGGAGATGTTAAACGCTTTCTATCTATATTGGTCAGAACCTATGGCTAATGGAAAGATGCTGCTGACCTCCAAGAAGTCATGGGATACCGCAAGACGACTAAACACATGGTCGAGAAACAATTTTAATAAAACGGCATCTTCTGGTGCAAAAAACGAAACTCCTTACAATGGAAGATAATAAAATAAGCGATATTAATAATCTAGTAAGCTCAGATATGGGATATGCGAACTCTATAGTTTACAATATGGATTGTATTGAGGGGATGCTTAATTATGGTGACAATCACTTTGATTTGGCAATTGTAGATCCGCCTTATGGAATAGGGGAAGCATCAGGGCAAGAAGAAAGTAGAAATAAATCAAAGGGTAGAGCACAAACGAAAGTCAAGTACACAATAAAAGATTGGGATAAAGAGCCACCAAGTATTGAATACTTTAAAGAATTGACAAGAGTTAGTAAGAATCAGATAATTTTTGGTGCCAATCACTTTATTGAAAACATACCTAACTGTAATAGTAGCTGTTGGTTAATATGGGATAAAGATAATACTGGCGATTTTGCAGATGGTGAGTTGGCGTGGACTTCATTAAAGTCAGCTGTTAGGATATTTAAGTGGAGATGGAATGGAATGTTACAGCAAAACATGAAAAATAAAGAGATACGAATCCACCCAACACAAAAGCCAGTTGCCTTGTACGATTGGATTATGCAGAATTACGCCAAAGAAGGTGACAGTATACTAGATACACATCTAGGTAGTGGATCAAGTAGAATCTCGGCTAATAAAGCAGGCTTAGACTTCACAGGATTTGAACTAGATTCGGATTACTTTAATGATAGCGAAAAGAGGTTTAAGCAATTTATATCACAAACAAGATTATTCTAATGGAAGGTAAACAAACAAAGAGACAGTCATTATTTGAATCAATGGTTAATGTAAGTATTGGTTTCACTATTTCATTGGTAGCTACATTTGTGGTATTCCCATTGTTTGATGTTGTTAGTACTCCGAGTAAGAATGTAGGGATAACGATATTTTACACTGTGATAAGTGTAGTTAGAAGTTATTTGGTTCGTAGATATTTCAATAATTCTAGTAAATAAAAGCAATGGAAGATAAACACGAATTACGTAACAAGTATGACTTATCTAATATGGGTTATGGGTTGAAGTCACCACAAGACACGGAATTAGAGAAAACACTATTAGTAGGGTGTATCGGTAGTCCTGAGTATTCTATTCTCATGGTTACGCTGCTAGATGAGGATGACTTCTACAAGCCAGAACATAGGATCATATACAGAGCAATACGGTCATTGATTGACAATGGCATGGTAGCGGATCTGATTAGTGTTAGTTCTAAGCTGAATAGTAGCGGTGAAGAGTGGGGTGGAATTTCTTATATCATGGGCGGTGCGTTCTTTCCTAGTGATAGGTTAGAGACGTACTGCAAGATAATAAAGGATAAGTCATTGAAACGCCAGTATATCCGATCATATAGCGTGGGTATTAGCAAGTGCTTTGAGGATGAAATGTTAGCAGATGAGATAAGCAATACAATCATATCCGAGACCAACAAGAATCTGAATGAGAAGAAGCAAGCAACGAACGAAGAGGATAGTACACAGATATACAAAGAAGCTATTGGAGAGGTGCAAGCAGGGATTGAGTTTACGCCATTCAAGAAGTTCAATAAAAAGTGCAGAACTAGGAAGGGAGATTTAGTAGTTGTGGCAGGTCGCCCAAGTATGGGAAAAAGTCTTGGCGCTACGACAATAGTAAATAAGTTTACAGATCTCGGCATGACAGGAGTGTTTTGGGGGTTGGAAATGGTCAATAAGGACAATAAGAAAAGACTTCTATGCTGTAGGTATTCGATTGATTTTAAAAAGATGATGGATGGAGAGTTGAAACCATCTAAGAAGTTAGACGATGCATTAGATGATATGCTGGAGGTGACAAAATCAAAAGTTACATTTATAGATCAAACAGGAGTAAATGCACTTGCTATAAAAAGTAGGCTGATGACACTAAAGGCTGAAAAAGGTATTGATTATGCCGTCATCGACTATGGTGGGTTAATGGCCCATAACTTAGGAAATAAGAACCTAAGTAAGTCAGATCAGATAGGAGAGACTACTAAGATGATGAAAGAGATAGCGAAAGAGCTAGATATTATTTTGATATTCTTATGGCAAGTAGGTAGACCACCAAAAGGCCAAGCTATAAGACCACCATCTCTTTCAGATTTAAAGCATTCTGGCTCATTGGAAGAGGATGCAGATATAGTAGTATTTATTCACAGAGAGGGCTATTACGAGAACATAGACAAAGAGAATGAGAATCCTAAGACTTTACTAAAGATCGCCAAGCACAGGAACGGAGAGGTAGGAATAGAATATTGCAATAGCGACTTCCAATACGCTAGGTTTGTGGATATGGACAACTCGGATATAGTATCGAATGAAAATAAAAAAGAAAATAATCAGATAGAAGTACCATTTTAATAAAAGTTTTCTATATTTGTATCAGCGAAGCATTCCAAATAAAGATTTAAGAAGGTTTCAGAGGCTCATAAAGCACCTCCATAGTGCAATCATGATATTGCTTCGCTGCCCTCTGATTCCTTCTATTTAAAAGACAGCGAAGTATGATTTCAATTAAGTTAGTAAACGAAGAATTAAAGAGTCTCATGGGCATAGGTGCTATGGATTCTGAAAACATTGATGACATCTCTAAGGGCTATTTGAGTACCATAGTGGCATCTATTGTTAATGTGGTGAATAAACGCTACGAGAAGCCATCTAGGAGCGTTCTGATGGACGTATTATCAACACTCACAGAAGAAGCACAGGCATTGAGAGATCATTGGACGTTGGATAGCCTTGCGGATTACGGTATATGCAATGGTTTTTTTGGGCAGACTTGCAGGTGGAAAAAGGCAATATTCAAAAAAGGTGTGTTGATTGCAATCGATTTGTGTGGATAAAAAAACAGTAACTAAACTATCCTAAATCATGGGAGATAATAAAATAAGGAAGTCAGATGGTGTCGCACAGACAAACTACAATGCGGCATTAGTCATTGATGGCTCAGAGAAAGTCTACAAGGCAATTCTAAAGAAAGATCATTCAAAGGGTCATATAGAGATCATGATGAAGAAGCTGACTCATACGCAGATAAGCGACAATATGAGTGAGAATCGAGAGAACATGAGAATCTTGAATGACTTGCACTTGCAGATGATGGAAGATGGTCTGGCATGGAAGAAAGAATTTATCGGAGCAAAGGACACTATCAAGTTTCCTAGAGACGAAGAAGAGTAAGCGGTAGGGCAGTCCAAGGATTTAGTTTCCATTCTTGTCTGAGGATTGCCCTTATTTAAAATCAAAAGAAATTATGAGTAGCTTAATAGAGATCAAGGAAGATGCTAAAAAAGTAGATCAAAAAATATATGATGCATTACAAGAGTTTTACGAGAAACACCCATATGTAAAATTAGAGGTTGGCACAACAATGTCAAGTGCAAGTGGTGGTAGACAAATGCTAACAGATGTGAAATCCAAAATAACATTGATATGAACAGAATACAGATTGAAGGATTCGTAGGCAATGATGCCGAAACAGTAATGCTAAAAAGCGGTGGTATGGTTGTCAAGTTTAGTGTAGCCACGACATCATCTAGGAAAGACAAGGCTACAGGAGAGTGGATTAATGATACTGAGTGGCATAACGTGGTTATGTTTGGTAAGATGGCAGAGAGATACGATCAGCACATCAAGAAGGGATTTTTGGTTTCCGTGGAAGGAAAGCAGATGCATAGGACATTCCAAAAGGAAGATGGTACTAAAGGCTACTCCCATTCTATAATGTGTAACAAGTTCAATCAGATGGTGAATATGCCTAAGAACCCAAAGAACTTAGCAGAGGGTCAGTTGGCAGGGAAGCAACCTAATGTTGATGTAGACGATCAGTTACCATTTTAGATAATGCGGAAATATGTGCTGCGTAGTGGCATCATATTGAGTGTTATCTTCTTATTGGAATAAATGAATCATGGGAACTTGGGGAACATCAACAGGCGAAAGAGTAAATACCAAGCAAAAGGACGATAGAAGTTCAAATGCAAAGCGAGAGTACAAAGAAGCGTTCATTGATAAACATGGGTATCTGTTTTGCGAACGCTGTAGAAAGAATAACGGAGGATTGGCAGCAAGTCACATAGTATCTGAGAAATGGGCGTGTGAGGACGGAAAAGCTGATCTGTGTTGGGATTTAACTAATCTTGAAATACTATGCAATGATTGTCATATGTCTTTTGAGAACTTAGGGAATTGGATAAGAGGATTGTGGTTGAGTGCGAGGTTAAAAGGAGAGAAATTTATATCATTCATAAAAAAGCATAAGTAATGGCAAACATTAGTACAAAGAAGCTATCTGACATGGTGGCAAAGAGAGAGTCAGTTGATGCAATGTTGGAGAAGCTGAGAGCAGCGCAAAAAGAGAATAACTTTCCTACGCTAAAAGATCTCTTGGATAGCTACGTTGCAGAGAACTGTGACGATGACAGAATCATAGCTGAGAGACTGCTTAATTCGATATCTGGATTGAAAGTAATTGGATTAGTACATAAGAGCGGAAGATACAATGCTACGGCAATGCAAGGTGGGAGAGAGTGTAAGTTATGGATTAGGAAGAAAGATGACGGAACGTGGGTGTACGGAGCAGGAACATTTGAAGCAGGAATATTGACAGACGACAAGAAGTCTGACGAAGAAGAGTAATAAAAATGTATTGAATCTGCATGGTGAATGCCTATCGCTTTAAGGGAGCGAATACACTGTGCGGTCAAAGGTTGACCATGAGAGGAGGTGAGGCTAAAAGAACCTCCTCTCTATTTTAAATATATGCTGAGATGGCGAAACTGGAGAACGCCCTATTTTCTATTCGGAAATAGAGTTTGATTGAGGCTAGATCAAAATTGTAGGTTCGAATCCTTCTCTCGGCACGCATTCTAATTATTCGAGGTCGTTTTACAAAGTGCAAGGCTGAGTAGGCGACCTCTTTTTAAATCAAATATCATGGAGAATATAAAAATTACAGATAAGTTCGAGATAGACGTAAAGAGATTTTATATCCCAATAAAAGGGATGGTAAAATGTCCTCATTGTAATGTAGATCAAGAGATTGATTTTAGCGGACAATATTTAAGCCCCACATTAAACCAAAAAGAGAGCGTTTACCAATTTTGCAATAATTGTGATGAAGAGTTTGAGTTTGATATAACATTGAAGATGTCTTATGATTTAAACCCTAAAGCAAGAAAACTGTAATGCATTACGATAGTAACGAAGAAAGATAGGAGTGAGGTTTATAGAAAAAGAGAATCATTATTCTGCAAGTATTCAAATTAAAGGAGTCAGTAAGTACTTGGGGTATTTTAAGAATGAATTAGATGCAGCTAATTCATATCAAGAAGAATTAAAGAAAATAACAGAACATGAGAGAGATACAATTTACAAATAAAATTTATGTAGGTATTGATCCGGGGAAGTCAGGAGCTATAACAATTTTAAGTGGAGATGAAGTTGAAACAATCGGATTTCCTTTGATAGGAAAAGATTATGATATAAAGGGAATAAATGAAATATTCCATAGGATATCAAATTTGAATTGTCATGTCATTATAGAGGATGTAAAAGCTCTACAAGGGTTGATGAAGGCAGGGAATTGGAGTTTGTCAAGAGGCAAAACAATACTTGAAGTTTGTTGCGTTTGTAATTCTATACCTTATACATTGGTTCATAGTAAGACATGGCAAAAGGAGATGTGGCAAGGTATTCCTGTACAGCATAAAGGCAAGACAGCAAAGGGCGCACCAAAGGTTAATACTAAAGCTATGAGTTTGTTAGCTGCGAAAAGATTGTTTCCTAATGTTGATTTGAGAGATCCGAATAGAAAGACTGATAGATCAGTAAAACCACATGACGGAGTAGTTGATTCATTACTACTGTCCGAGTATGGCAAGAGAAGGAACTTATAATAAAATTTATTCACATAAAACCTATTCTAATGAATACAATTAAGAGAGTACGAGATTGCAAGACAATCCAAGATTTTTTAAAGCTGAAATATGTTAATCCGTCTTATGGTGGAGAGACTAATCAGAGATACCAAGAGGATCGAAGAGATGACGACTATGACGATAGCTTCAAGGCTTGGTTCAAGTGTCAGGTGACTAATAAGCTGTACTGGCTAACGGTAATAGATGTTTTTGTATCAGTATCTGATCAAGGTACATCTGCAGAGGAGTTCCATATCGAGATAAATGTATCAAACAAGAGTATATGGAAAGTAATGGACTACAGTAAATACCACATACACAGTATTCTTGGGTCGTGTATAAGTCCGTTCAATGGAGACAAGCCTACAGAATACATGAATGTTAATTGTGCTTATGACTGTGATCTGAGGGTATTTGATAATTATGAATTAGAGTTTCCTGTGGAAGGAGATGAGCCTTTATAATAAATAATAGCGATGAGAAAGAGGATAAAATTTCATAATGGCGTACCTCATAAGTTGGTGAGGTACGCAGGTCACGACAAAGAGGTGTTTGTAAAAGACAATACCAACAATCCTAGAATATTCAAAAAGAAAACTGATGAAAAAGAAAGTACTGAGAGAACTTAGGGAGATGAGAGACGATATGCCTTTGAACTTGGTAGTGAACCATAGGGGTGTACCACAAGCGAACTGCAGATACCGCAAGATGAAGAAGATATATAGCAGAGGTGGTATGCAAGCGGTAAAGAGTTACTATGACCAAGTGATGTTTGACTATGATGAGATCGAGGCCAAGAACGATAAGATTAAGAAGGACTTGTCGGATAAGATAAATGGCAACCAGAAGGAAGCTGTCGAAGCTACTATTGTGGCGCACAAAACAAAAGAGGTAAGAGAGGAAACAACTGTTGAACCAATCAAAAAGAAATCGATATGGTCGTGGATATTAAAGATGGTGTACAGATTAACGTGGGGAAGATATGGAAGTTTAGGTACAAGCTAGACCAGTTCCGATTACTATACAGAGGTTTGCAGTGCCGTACAAAGTGTGATTGCTGTGGCAGATTGTGGGGAGAGACGAATACGGACAGTGTGAGCTACGCTGTGGACTTAAAATCAAAGCCTGTGCATATGTGTGATGAGTGCGTGGGGAAGTTATAATGGATAGGTACATACGTAGTCCCCAATCAATCACAATGATTATTTGAAAAACAAATTAAAAAGAAAAAAAAGCTGCGGAGCATTGTACCTTAAAATATATAAATATGGGAATAGATAACATAGGTAATAAAAAAAACTCTTTCAAGAGTAAGAGTATTGAATACAGTACACCAAAAACAATCGTGAACCCTTTAATAGATGAATTTGAGATAACTACTGATGTATGTGCAAGTTCTTTAAATCATAAATTACCAAATTATTGGACTAAGGAAGATAACTCTTTAGAAAAGGAATGGTTAGGTAACTGCTGGATGAACCCTCCTTTTGATAGAAATCTTAGCAAATGGGTTAAAAAGGCTTATTCCGAATCATTAATTAATGGGGGAACAAAAGTATGTCTTATACCTGTAAGAAGCAATACTAAGTGGTGGGCTGAAACTGTAACTAATGGAGAAATAAGATTTATAAATGGAGAAGTAAATTTTAATGATGAAGAAAGAGGCTTATGGATGGGAATGTGTATAGTAATATTTGGAGAAAAGGCAAAGACGGGTACTCATAGTATAATAGACTATAGAACAATAAGAGCGAAGGAGAAATTAATTTTATCGGCTCAATAGAGACGAAACGTGGAGGAGGCTTTTTCTTTATAAATCCCAATCACAACCACAATGCTAAGAACGAAGAACCAATCTAAGGGATTACGTTATGTACCGTATTATCTTAATGGAGCTTTAGCGTAATGACGTGGCTCGTAGAGACATGGAAGATAATGCTTGTGTAAGTTCTGTTTGAGCGAAGCGAAAATGGAATCTTCACACTCCATTAGACCATATTTCACCTCTTATCTCAAAAAGTGCTAATTTTGTTTCAAAATAATACAATGGAAGATCAACCGATATTCATAGTAATCAGATCAAAGGATAGCCCATATCAGAAGTTAGGCAATCTGATGATCATACAAGGCCCTAAAATATTATTCAAGTGTAAGACATTAGAACTGCCATATAGGGATAACAAAAAAAATGTTTCTTGCGTACCTGATGGCACTTATCGAATAGTCAAAGAACTTTCTCCTCGATTTGGAATGTGTTGGGAGTTAAAGGGTGTACCTAATAGATCAGAGGTCAAGATTCATCAAGGCAACTACTTTAGTCAGATTGAGGGTTGCATTTTAGTTGGTGATATGCACTTAAAGATCAATCAAGATGAAGAGCCTGATGTACGTAATTCGATTAAGACAAAACTTAAAATGGAGCGTATCATGGATGATCTGAATATCAACGAAACGACTATAACATTCATAGATATTCCTCACGAAGTAAAACAAGCTGGATTATGAAAACACTAATAGCATTTGCAATAGGATGGATCATGGGATCATTCATTACACCAAAGTCAGTATATACCTACATTAAGTCACAGATTGAATTATATAGAAATGGAAGCGATAAAAAATAATATAGTTTGGTTATTGCTTGCGTTGTTGCTGTTGACTAACTTATCAAATATCGTGGATATATTTAATCTTAATCCACCAGAGGTCACGGTTAAAGAAACGGTAAATATTGTCCGAGATACCATAAGAGTAGAGCATACACAAGTAGTCTATAAAGAGCCTATAGTAACTAACAGTGTGAGAACAATAAGAGTACCATCTTTCAGATTGCCTAATTTGCCTATTTCAGAGCCGTATGAGCGTGATTCGATATCAATCCCTATGAATGTGCGTCTATATAAAGATTCGATCTCTATCGGCAAAGCAGGGCTTAAATATGAGATACCTGTAATTGGTCGGTTAGATGAGGGATTGAAGTTTAATCTATTCTACGATCAAGAGACGAAATATATAACTAAGGAAATCACTAAAACACAAGATCGGCTGTTTGACTTATTCTTGGTGGGTGATGTTTCTGCTGATGTAGGAAGCGTGGGTATCGGATTAGAGGTTGTGGCAAAGAAATGGAAGCTAGGTGTATTGGCAAGGAAGTGGGAAGATGAGGGATTAGGTCAATCACCATATCACATAAACTTTGGATATCGATTGTTCGGTGTTCGTTAAATAGGAAATATGAAAGTATCAAAAAGGAAGTATGATAAGATGTGTAAAGAGTCGAACTTTGGAAGTGAAGGTTCAAATGTATATTCTTGCGAGATGGGTTGTGGGAATACTCTATTTACTCACAAAGACAAAGGAGTAACCCCAATGTTTATGAGATGTAAATGTGGAGCAAGGTCTACAAGTTCATTCTATCGCAATATAACTATAGAAAAGATGAATAATGTTATCGAAACAAGAGAATGGTATAGACCAGATTACAAAGAAGCTAAGAAGCTGGAAAAAAAATACCCTGGTATGATGGAACACCTAATGCAAGGAGGATTAACAGATCGAATAGTAAAGTAATATGAAACCAGTAAATTTCCCACAGCAAACAGATATATTAGTAGATCAGGATGACAAGGAAATGTCATTACCTGTTTATAGATGCGATGATGACAAGCAATCTGTGATGTCATGTTGGAAGTTATCTAAAAAGGACTTGGAGATCATACAGAGAACAGGTTTGGTATGGGTGCAAGTTGAAACATATGGCGAGACGATGCAGCCTATGAGATTAGATGTAACTCCACCATTTATAAATCCATCATTACACAACTAGGGATGAGTCATTATTTGATTGACAATACAATCTATAAAGTCTTACAACCTGATAGACATACACCAAAGGGATTCCGAAAGATGTATAGAGTCATGATGTGCCAATTAATACCACGAGACTACTGTACGAAACCTTTTCTCATGGAATACCCATTTACATATAAACTGAACGCTAGAAGAGTATGGCAAAGAAATACAAACGTAAAACAGTAAAGAAATTCACTGTACAATTACCTGCATTAGATAAGAGTGGGAATGCATTTGACGAAAAAGGGAAGCGAAATACGAAGCCTGTGAGACTCCCATTGCCTACTCGTGGTACTAGACTATCGGAAGATCAGAAAAAGCAGTTTGTGGAAGCGTTTATACAGCTCTATCTTCTTCCAGAGAACAACATGACTACAACGTGTGATCAAATGGCAGTACAGAGGTGTACAATTCACGCATGGAGAACTACTAGCGAAGAAATAGATAAGATGATCTCAGATGCTATCGTGGAGAAGAAGCTAAATAGGAGGTCACAAGAGGAAGAAACGGCAAAGAGCATGGCTCAAAAGCTGATGGAAGGGTATAAGGTTGATCTTGAAAAACGGAAAGTACTCAGAATGGTAAACAAGAAAGGTGATATAGAGTACGTGGAAGCGGAGAAAACCATTAACCAAGTCTACGTAAAGCCCTCAGAAGCCCTTGTTATGCGTAAGTTGGAGAATACTGACGAATCGTGGGTAAAAGGCGCAGGAGAGATCGCAGCAGGGAAAACAAGCATACCTCTTATATCATGGGTAGATGATGAAGAAGAATAAGATTGAAAAAAATAAATCTTAAACAACAATAAAAATCTAAGAATGAAATACTTAAAATCAACACTTGTAATAGCCAATATCTGTTGTCTATTATTAGCAGTAGTGCTGTTTATCGTTGGCTGTTCATTCGATAAAGAAATTACCGACTTCTTGGCTAAACCACTGACAGAAATAACAGTAGGTGGCTTATGTTTAATATTATTCATTATCGGATTAATTACTGGTGGGAGGTGGTAGAAAAAGGAGAAATTACAGTAGAAGAATTTAATACTAAGTTCAAAGAGTATCTAATTGAGTTGTCTTTGAAAATGGAAGAAGAGGCGATGGACGTAATAGGAAATGACGAAGAAGAATAATGCTCCTGTAAGTTCTGTTAGAGCGAAGCGAAAATGGAATCTTTACACTCCATTGTGGGATATTCCCTAACTTTGTCTTTATGGGAGTAGAGAAAATGCAATTAAAGGCTCATGAAGCCAAAGCAATAAAGATCAATAGGGCGTTCAAGCCATTGTACACGAATAAGAGTGAGGTATACATTAAAGTCTGCAGGAGATTCTATTATACCTGAATTTAAGCAAGCATTGGATAGGATGGGTTTGCTTGGAGATTTTCATATCACAGGTGACAAGGCTGTAAATCTAAAAACAGGATCATTTATCTTATTTCGTGGAATAAATACAAATGGAAAGGATCAGACGGCATCTCTTAAATCGATAGTAGGTATTACGACATGGATCGTGGAGGAAGCAGAGGACTTTAAAGATGAAGCGAAGTTCAATTTAATTGATGATTCTATTAGGGCAAGCAATAGACCGAACAGAGTCATATTTATACTGAATCCTACTACAAAAGAGCATTGGATATACCAAAAGTGGTTAAAGAATAGTAATAAGCAGATTGATGTAGAGGGATTCAAGGTTACAGTTTCGACACATGAAGATGTACTGCATATTCATACGACATGGAGATTGGCGAATAAGTTAGGATACCTTGCAAGTGGATGGGTAAAGAAAGCATTAGATTCTAGGAAAGAGTTAGATGAGAAGATAGAGGAGACGAAGAAGAATTGGACTAAGAGCGATATCGAGTTGCAAAACGAGATTCACAATATTAAGCATTCGTCTCATTACTACTACAATTATTGCGGAGGTTGGTTGACTAGGGCGGAGGGTGTAATCTTCGATAATTGGATAGAAGGGGAATTTGATCGACACTTGCCGTATGTATATGGTTTGGACTTTGGTTATAACCCTGACCCACTGGCTGTCACGAAGATTGCTGTGGATAAGCGTAGGAAGCGAATATATGTTAAGGAGATGGTGTATGAGACAGAGGTAGATGAGATCGAGAAAGCGTTTGAGAGAGCCGGTGTGACTAAGAGATCATTGATGGTGGCAGATACGAATGAGAATAGGACATTAAAGAGATTACAAAAGAGTGGTTACAACATTAAGAAGGCGATCAAGAATCTGGTAGCTGAGGATATAAGGGAGATTAAGACGTACTTGATCGTGGTTGATCCAAAGAGTATGAATTTGAAGTCAGAGTTTAATAACTACACATGGAATGATAAGAAGAGTGACTTGCCTAACGATGAGTGGAATCATGCTTGCGATGCTATGCGCTATGGATTCAGGAGGTTAGTAAAAAGAAGAATTGGAGTACGGAGTAGGAATTAAAAGTAAAATAAATTTGCAAAAGTAAAAAGTTGTACTATCTTTACGTCATAATCATACTATCTGACTTTAACGTATGATCAAAAATATAAAGCTCAGTTGAGTAGTAAGAAGTCAGATACTTGCTATTTAATTGGGCTTTTTAAATTTAAGGAGTAATGGAAATAATAGATATTTCAAGAGCAGAACCACCAAAATTAGTTAGAATATCAATTGAGCCTAAAGCAGATGGTAGAGTAATGTATTTAAAGGGTGTTACTGTAGAAGAGGTTTATGAAATAATCATAGACGAGTTAAAATCCACAAAAATTAATGCTACAATAACGGTGATAGATCATTCTCCCCTTAAAAAAGTTGCAGATACAATTAGTAGTAGGTTTCAAATATGCAATTATAAAGGAGGTAAGTTGACAGAAGGGAGTAAGTATAAGACAGTCTACTGCATGGATGATGACGAGTTGTGGGATGCAATAAAACAGTCAATAAAAAATAAGATGTTATGTGGATAGTCATATTTATCGATACTGGTATTAAGAAAACGAAAACGAATTTATGTCAAACAATAAATATTAAGTGTAACTGTACATGACATATGATGGATGGTTGCATGTGGCGTCTTGCCCCCTGACCTTATAAACTAAAAATAATGATAAATACAGAAAAGAAAATACTAGATGCTTGTTGTGGCAGTCGGATGTTTTGGTTCGATAAGTCAAATCCTGACGTCCTATACATAGACAAAAGAAGCGAGACGGTAACAGCAAAAGACAGCTCTAACAAAAAGGGTTATAGGGTAATTGATGTGAAACCAGACTTGGTAGCCGACTTCACAGACCTTCCATTTGAAGATAATAAATTCAAACTAATTGTATTTGATCCACCGCACCTAAAAACCCTCGGACAAAACTCATGGATGGCAAAAAAGTATGGAAGATTACCTAATGATTGGGAATATATGATAGCTAAAGGGTTTGATGAATGTATGAGAGTGCTAGAACCAGGGGGAACTCTTATCTTCAAATGGAATGAGCATGAAATCAAATCATCTCAAATACTAAAACTGACACCCTATAAACCGCTATTCGGTCACACTACAGGACGTCAAGCGAAAACTATATGGATGGCTTTTATGAAAACAGAAACTAAAGGGGGCAATATGACATCATGCAACTAATTATAGAGAGGGATTCCCCTTGTGGGTCATTCTCTATAATAAGGATATATGCGGAAGTTGATTTGAAAAGCTAATATTATGGTAGGTGTGGATTCCTAAGATTCGCACCAAACGACTGAGTGGCGAAACTGGTAGACGCACGAAAAGGTAGTAGATTTTATTGGGGCGGTATGCAAATGACCAATCAGCGGAGTTCGATTCTCCAATGAGTAGATCCAAGATAAAATACAGGTTCGAATCCTGTCTCAGTCACCAACGTTGAGAGGATTATTAACTGATGTTAGTAAACTTTCTAGTAGGTCGTCCACGATAGACAATTGACATGGATGGCCTACTTTAAGAAGCACATATTTAGGTTGCAGTTGGATTTACAATTAGATCCAGCCGCTTTTAAAAACAAAGAAGAAATGAGAGAAATAAAGTTTAGATTTTGGGATGACTTGAAAAAGAAAATGATACTACCATATTATTCTGATTGGGAAGATTTTATGATAGAGCCTAATGGTGAAGTCTATGTTACGAGCGAAACGACAGGTTATAATCCTTATCGTGTAAAAGAAAAAATGGTTGGATCGCTAGAACAATTCACAGGCTTACAAGACTCTAAGGGAGTAGATATTTATGTTGGAGATGTACTTAGTGAAAAATGGAAGTGCGAAGTATACCGAGATCAAAATACAGGAGCGTTTATGGTTAGGTTTGGCTTAGCACCAAGAAAAAACAAACCAAGATCATTGTATGATTATCTTAGAATGATAGAGAAATCAGGTACAGCAGATCAATGTAATTTAGTAATCGGAAACATTCACCAAACAAAGAAATAACATGGGAGAAATAGCAGATGGTTTAATCAATGGAGATTTTGATTCGATAACAGGAGAGTATCTTGGAGAAGGTTTTGGTTTTCCCAGAACAAAGCATAAGGGATATATCCAGAAGGTGCGCAGATTTAAAAAGTCTAGTGTTAAAGAGATAAGTGGTTTGAGAAAATATATGTCCAGATTTGATTGGATAAAATCAACATCAGATTGCAATGATCTTGTGTTTGAATATTGTTCTTTAGTGATTGAGTTCGAAGGAGATCTAATAAGATGTTCACAAAAGATACAGGAGGATTTTGGATCGTTTGTAACTTGGATCAAGAAACAAGACAAAGAGTATAAGAACTAGCAAAGTGATATCATGGATAAAGAGATAGAAGTAATATTTGCAATAGTATCAAGTGTAGCTCTTTGCAGCTTATGGGTTAACTACCAACTAAGTAAGGCACTCAGAAAAAGAGATGAGACAATATCTATTGTGGATGATCTAATAAAACAAAAGGATAGGAATTGGAATTATCTGCGATGTAGTATAAACGATGCTATCAGATCAGCAGCAGTCTATGGGTATAATGAGTGTCTAAGCGATGTAAGACAAGATGTGTCGAATGATACTGATATGGATAGAAAGCTACGTACAATGGAGGTATGTAACGCAGTGGTAGAGAAGTTCGGAATCTCCGAATAACTGATTCTTCAATAAAATTTTGCAAACCAGAAAATACAGTCAAATGAAATACTTACTATTTATAATATCGCTTTGTTTTATATCATGCAGTAAGGCACAAGAATCTAAGGTTTCTATAATGGGTGTTACGTATGATGACATGGAGATTAATGTTGAATACGTAGAATACTGTAACGATGAGTATAGGTATGAGATCCACTTCTACCACGATGAGATATCTTTCAAACTGATCACTGACGATGTAAATGATATGCATTGGATTGCGGTATATGACTTCTTCTCCAACATGGTATGCGAGAATGGTCTTGTAAAGCCGTATGACAATGCTATGCAAGGCGATATGGTAAGCGATGGAGTATATGTAGACATCATTGGAGAAATAGGCTGTGAGTGCCTTAAAAGTGATGGTTCATGGAAACCGATCGATGCTCAATTGGAAATCGAAGTTTACGGAATAATTATTAACGGAAAATAAATTGCAAAATGGAGATAGATGAGTTTAAGGAAAGTTTCAAAATGAATACACATTTCTTTATTGATGAGACTAATGCAGTAAACATAACACAGGGTTTTACAAAATAGGAAGATCAAAGAATCCATTAAGAAGAGAGAGGACTTTACAATCCGAAAAGCCTACAGTTGATTTATTATTTTATGACGACGGTAGCATGGCAGACGAGAAACATCTACATAAATCATATATGAATAAAAGAGTTCGTGGAGAATGGTTTGATCTTGATATCAACGACTTACGAAATATCGGAAATTACTTTAAAAAACAAAATGCAAAATAGGATGGAAAATGTAAACTCCGAAAATTTGGAAACTCAAAAAAAATTGGAAAATGACTTTTCTAACTCATCAAGAAAGCAATCATATATCATATCTGCCTTAGCAGTTCTAATGGCATTGCTGCTTTACATGGCAACAATAAACAAATACAGAGAACTAGGTATCGAGCTACAAGACTACAAGGAACAATTAAATCAATGCATATCAAATAAATAGAGTCATGGCAAATAAAAAGATCAACGTAGAACACTACGATGTAACATACAAGAAGATACAAGGGCAAGCGTATTATGGAAGTGACCACGAGAAGATGTTTGACTTCACTTTCTTTAATTACGATCTCCAGTTCTCCACAACGTAACATTAACCGAGTTCATAGAGGAGAGTTTAGACCACTTTGTGATTGAGGACTTCTTAGAATGGCGAGAAAAGCAAAATAAGGCTGTTTTAAGAGCCGTGTGAGACGTTTAGAGAGATTCTGATACAAGAGTAAGCTGAGAATGATTTAGAAAATTTCTATGCCCAATGCGAAATCGAGAAGTTTTTGCCCAACGAGAAATCGAGAGAAAGAGAGGTGCGTTGCCCAACGAGGTTTCGAGAACTTTGAGCCTGCTTGTGACGGTAGGAAATCGAGATCTTACGCGCGTGTGTGTACGCGCGTGTGTGCGTGCGTGTGTGTACGCGCGTGTGTGTGTGCGTGTGTGTGTGCGTGTGTGTACGCGCGTGTGTGTGTGCGTGTGTGTGTGTACGCGCGTGTGTACGCGTGTGTATTGCAAAGCCAGACAAAAGAGTGAAAAGAAAAAAAATAAAAAAAAGTAAAAAACATTTGCAGAAAAGAAAATAAAAGCGATATTTGCGTATGCTTAGTTGAAAAGCAATTATTAACACATTAAAAATTAATCACAATTATGAGTAACCCAATATCACATTTACCAACTAAATGGAATGAATTAACAAGAATGGAAAGATGGGAAGTAATACAGGCGTTTTGCGAATCCAATAGATACGATTTTGAAATGCCAAGCGATACAAGAACGCCTTTAGTCTATTTTGCAACAAATTATTTCGATCTATATATTTTAAAAGATTTTTTTCAAGAATGGCAATCATAGTATAAACTGAATCAATAAATTAATTAATCACATAAACACAATACAATGAAAAATTTTAAGAGAAGTATTCCTTTGCCAATTAATGAAAATATAAACACTATTGCTTTTGATGGTATAGTAGGTAGGCAATTTAGTATAATAAGTAAGACCACAGGAGCAAACGTTAATTTTGATAAAAGTGCAAAGGTTAGAGTAGATGATATTGATGATGCGTTAACTTTAATATCTAATTTATCAGATAATGGGAGCGAGGAATTTATTATAAACTATTCCCAAGAAGTGGAAGATTATAATAATATCATAGAGTTCTGCGATGAATTAGAAGCATGCGCTCCAGATTACCAATATGGCGAGTCTGTAATACATGAAGACTACTTTACAGAGTATAGCACCGATTTAGTAAAGGACTGCGGATATATTCCAAACGAGTTGCCAGATTTTATAGAAAATAATATCGATTGGGATGGAGTAGCGGAAGAATTAAAGGTAGACTATACTACAGTAGAATATGAGGGTAGTACTTACCACATAAGATAACACGGAGTGCAAACAAACATTAATTAATCACAATACAACACAATCACAATGAGAAAAATAACACAACAAGCAATAGAGAATTTTAACAATTCAACATCTTTTAGAAGTGGCAACACCGCAATAATAGTATTACCTAATGTCACTATCATGTCATTGCATGGAAACAATATTGCATATAAATATAACAATCCAGAAAGAACTCTATCGATAGATTCATGCGGATGGATGACAACCACAACAAAAGAAAGGTTAAGTGGCATTGAAGGAGTAAGTATATCACAAATAAAAGGTGTTTGGCATCTGAACGGTGAAGAGTGGGATGGTTCATTAATCGATATAAAGCAATAATTAAATAACAATCTAAAACATATAGAGTCATGGAAACAATAACGCAAGAAATAAAAGTATACGATTATAACGACGTAAAAAACGACGTAGACGGAATCCGGGATAAAGTACTTGATAATTTAAGATACATAAACACCGAAATGGATATAATATCTGACTCATTCGCTCAATGGATACAAGAAATATTTTGCGAAATAGGAAGTGCAGATACTTCGCCAATATATTACTGCCTAAGAGATAGAGGCGAGTATGTAAGTTTTAACGCTACAATATATGCAGATGATATAATTCTAAAAAATGGATTATTTGATATGTGCGCTCAATTCCCAACATGGAAGGGGTTACACGATATATGCGGGAATTTAATTTATAGCATTTTGAAAACGCCACATTTAAGCCTGATATTAAACAATATATGTGAGCTTGACATTTGGGCAAGCACTAGCGACATCATGAAATATACCGCAACATGGGGTATAGATGGAGAATGCAAAGAAAACGTATTTGAAGCAGTAAGAGAACACATAGCGGAAGCAATGGAAGAATTTTTATGCGATATCAAAGCTATGTTAGTAAATGCAGGTAATGAGGAAATAGACTATCTACAAAGTGATAATGCTATATTAGAAACAATAGAATGTAATGATTATAAATTTACTGAAAACGGAGAAATATATTAGATCATGGAAATAATACAATTTATCTTTTTTCTGATCCTGCTACAATTCATAAAAAAGGACAGTTAAAAAGGAATCAAACAATTTTATAACAATCACAATATCAAAAAAATGGATACACTTAATACAGATTATAGAGAATATGCACTATTTGAATACAATAATATCTTTGACCCAAACGATACCTATAAGCTAGGTGACATTGTGTATAACAACGAAATCAATCAAGTAGGGGTTATCATACAGCTTCACGGCAATGAAGAGTACAGAACTGATATGTTCGGAAATTGCTCTAATGGCGAAATAAAGCCAGCAACTACTGATCAAGCGTTTAGATATATCCTTAAAACAGGGTTAAAACATTCGCCTTATATCATGGAAAAGAAAGAACCAAAATAACCCTATATCATTATAGAACAATCACAATTCAAAGCAATGAAAGAAATTAAAGGAAGCAGAAGTAGTGCAAAAAAGGCAGCAAAACTGCAATCTGAGAATCAAAAAACGTTGAACATCCCATATATACAGTGGTATGAGGGTTTGACGGAGGTTGAGAAATTACAGTTAAAATGTATGAGATTGGAGGACGAAATGAACCTGCACAAGAATATAAGTAACCAGAGGAGGCTCAAGATAGATGACCTGCATCAAGTTATAAGGGAGTTAAGAAAAGAGCTCCTTAGCGCTAAAAAAAGCTATAAATGACGTAGATCTGTATATAATACTGCGAAAATATAGAAAGGCAAAATAATACAATACAGACTACAAAATGCAACTTTTCAAGTATATGGGAAAAGAGTATCAAATTTACGAGGGTTAGATAAAAAGAGCTAAAAAAATATAATTTGGCAATAATGCCACAACACAAACTAAAATCAAATAACAATGAAAGTAATATTATTACACAACCACCAGAACACAAGAGCTTACAGAAGAAGAACGAACGGATATAAATTTATTTGCATCGCTACTGACAGCCTAATTGATCACATTTCAGAGATTGAAACATCTTGGAATATGAATGATGATGGAACAGCAACAGATGATGTAGGTAATCCAATCGAAATATCAGACGACTATATTAATGAAGGAGACTATACCTACTATCTAATAGATGTTTATGAGCTAACAGAGCCACAACGAACCGCAATCCTGATTGATGCAGATGTAAGCGACAGGATTAGTATATTCAACTATCTAATAGACTAACACAATAATTTAGTAATATGGAGATGATAACAATAAGTAAGCAGCACTATAATAAGTTAATAGAGCACGCAATGGACCAGTCAATCGTTAACGCCTGGATCAAGTTACACGAACGTACTGAGGAACAATTAAAGGAAGCCAGGCAAGAAACACTCCGACTAATAGAACAGCAGCAGAGCGCAGATGTAGCAGATCACGGTCAATACATCCACGTTGACAAGTACAACGAACTAGAGGGTAAGTATATAGCACTGCAAGAAGATCACAAGGCATTAAAAAGAAGAGTAAACACGGTATAATTGTGATTGATTATAATTTCGCCCTACATCATTAATACGGTGTAGGGCTTTTTTATGTCACAATGAAATGTACCGTATCAAGGCCATAGAACGCCACAGGGAGATGATAACGCTATATATGACATATACCACCACACAGATAAGATGCTCTATATATAACGCCTTATTATTGTTATTCTTGAAGGATCGATACCTACGAGAAATTGAAGATGCGATTTAGCCCCTCCTGTTCATTTTTTTTTCACAGATTCAAAAAGGGATATTGGGTTTGGTTTGGTGAGTGATTATGTGGTAGTATGATTGATGTGTTGATTTTTTTTGTGGGGGGTTGAATTTAGGATTAGGAGTGTTTGCTTGACAATGTGTTGTGTGTGGTTTATATTTGGTAAGGTTAAGTTGATTTGTTGTTAGTCCACGTTACGAGATTGGCGTGGGCTTTTTTATTTGATGGCTTTATTTATATTTGTAATCGATAGTTATAAAGTTTTCCCTTTCTCGATTAGTTTTGAGTAGGGGTTTTTATTTTGATTTGGATAATTAGAAATAAAAGTTATAACTTTGTGTCATTCAAAGCCGATGGGTAGGCGATTTTATTAAAACATAAAATAGTTTACTTATGAAGTTTATGACTTTGATTTTGTGTGGTGCTAACAATGGTACTGCAATTCCAACTATTCCGAAGGTTGCGTGTGAGAATTTTGGCAAGGCTCAGATGTTTTTGATGCAAAGGATTAGGAAAGTTGACGGTACTTTAAATAGTATGACATTAGCGGATGCTAAAGTCTTAGCAACGTGGACTCCACTACTTACAGAAGAAGTATTAGGTACTAAGGTACAGGCTACTCCATATACGGAGAGTCCTAGTTTTACGGATGGTTCTCAGAGGACAGCTAGGGGGGGTAATGATTCGTTTGGTGGTGTGCCTATAGTATTGGGTAATGATCCTACGGAGTTTACTTCACAGATTCTATTGACGCAGCAAGCGGTGATTAAGGAGTTAAAGAAGTACCAGAACGAGGATAGAAACAATCTCGGACTTTACATGGTAAGTGATGATGGTAAGTTGATGGT